GCTTGATCTCCAAGAACATGAGAAAACACCACAGCACCAACAAGGTGAGCAAGGAACCCAGCAGCATGAGTGAAACGCAAATCAGAATGCTTATCATCTTTTCATCTCCCTGATGTATATCGCAAAGGATGCGATGGTATCGTGGCCAAAGCAGTGCATGCGCTCAATGGCCTGCGCGACCTCTTCCAGCGTGTCATTGCGGCAACTGTCTATCTCAGCCAGCCGCTGCTGAACGTCAATCATCTGCTGCTCAAGCGCCTGCACTTGGGCAATGAGTAGTTCTTTGGTCATGTGTTGGCCTCCAAAGCCCAATGCAGCAGCGCCAGCGCATCTGCTTCGTTGTCATCTGTGACCGGGTGGCCACGCAGCTGCATGGCCTCGACCATGTCTTGCTTGCCGGCGTTGCCCTTGCCGGTCGCATGCTTCTTGATGGTGCCCACCGGCACGCCTTGGTAAGGGATCTTGTGGTGCTCGCACCAGCTGGTCAGCGTGGCCATCAAGCCACCGTAGACATGGGCTGAGTCGGTGCTGGCATGCCTGCGCACCTCTTCAAAGTACACGGCCTGCAGCTCGCCGCCCACCGTGCCCTTGAGCTCGGACAGCCACTGCTTGAACCGCAGGTAGCGCATGCCGCCGCCCTCGTACCTGCCGGGCTTGAAGCTGGCCCAGCCATGCACAATGGAGCCATCCATTGGCCTGCATGCCCAGCCGGTGGTGGTGCCCAAGTCCAGTGTCAGGATGGTTTCATTCATGGCCAAGGCCTTGTAGTCTTGTCGCCCGTGGCCACCAGCGCCAGCTCAATCAGGTACGGTGGCACCAGCTGGCCATCTCGGACCCTGTCCAACAACTTGTGTGCTTCTTGTGGTGTCATGGCTGGCGCACCCCGGAGAGGAACCGCTGCAGCCGGGGCTGGAGCTCGCCGTAGCGTGGCTGCAGCTGCTCGCGCACACACTGGTCGATCAAAGATGACACGCTGCGCCCTTGGTCAAGAGCCGCCTTGTCAAGCAGCTCCCGCGTGGCTGGGTGCAAACGCATGAGGAAAGGTTTGAGTTTAGGTTTCATGGGCGCTGAGTGTATATCTACCTGATACCGCCTGCCCAGCTCAATGTGTTGTATTAGGGTAACTCCCTACAAAATATTTGGTTTAGCCACTTCCAAAGCGATATACAAACCGTGCTAAGATACGTTCATGTTCAACAGGCAGATAAAGCCTAAAGGAGTTCAACATGACTAACAAACTACTGACTGCCGCACTCAACATCGATGAGTTGGCGCACAGCCTTGACGGCATCGCAACCGACGACAAGCGCGAGATTGCAAGTTACACCGCAGCTGAAATTTTGGCAGAAGCCCGCTACGTTCTTGAAATGTTTTTGGATGGAACAAATCCTCATTGGAACTACGAAGACTTGCAAGGTGAGAACGGCCCTGTACAACAGAAATGGGCGCAAGGCGAAGTTCGTAAACTGAAGGCTCTTATTGCTAAGTTTGGCAAGGTGGCAGCATGAGCTTCCAAACCACCAAATTCGTCGCCTACTACCGCGTTTCCACCGACCGCCAAGGTCAGTCCGGCCTCGGCCTTGATGCCCAGCGTGCAGCTGTGGCCAAGCACATCGGCACCGCCGAGCTGGTGGCCGAGTTCACCGAGGTCGAGTCTGGCCGCAAGAACGACCGCGAGCAATTGGCTGCAGCTCTGGCCACCGCCAAGCGCACCAAGTCCATGCTGGTCATCGCCAAGCTCGACCGCCTTGCCCGTAACGTGCACTTCATCTCTGGCCTGCTTGAGTCCGGCGTGCCCTTCGTTTGCGCCGACATGCCCGAAGCTGACCGCACCTTCTTGCAGATGATGGCCGTCTTTGCTGAGTGGGAAGCACGCAAGATCAGCGAGCGCACCAAGTCAGCGCTGGCGCAGGTCAAGGCACAAGGCCGCACCCTTGGCTGCCCCACACCCCAGATCGGCTCAGCCATCGGCGTGGCCAAGATCCAAGCCAAGGCCGACAAGTACGCTGAGCGCGTTGGCCCCATCGTGCGCGACATCATCGCCAAGTCTGGCGCCGACACCATGCGCGATATCGCAGCAGCCCTGCAAGCACGCGGCGTGGCCACACCACGCGGCAATACCAACTGGAACGCCTCACAGGTGTCCAACCTTCTCAAACGCATCTAAGGAGTAAACCATGGCTAAAAAAATTGATACCGGCAAAGTGATCATCGGCTCATGCTATGAGCTTCCCCTGACCCCAGAATCAGACCCCGACATGCTGCGCCTGCAGCGTGCCCTGCTGCCACCGCCACACCCGCTTGAAACCAGAGCAGCCGCGGCTGCCGACATGGTCTTGTATGTGGTTGCAGCCATCGGGCTGGTTGTGATCATCTTCGTATGAAGGTTGGCCAGATCATCCGGGATGCGCAGCTCGACCTGTTTGAGCAGCGCGATGCCGACTTCTTGGCACGGTGCCGAGTCGTCGCTGCCGAGGTCTGCCGCCAGCGTGGCAGCGTCAGTATCAATGATGTGCGCGAGCGGGTCCAGATCCCCGCGCACCTCCACCCATCTGTCTTGGGCGCGGTCTTTCGCACCAAGCAGTTCGTCAAGGTTGGCCTTGTTGAGGCCAATCACCCCCAAGCGCATGCCAGAGTGGTGCGTGTTTATCAACTACAGGAGTAAAAAATGGCAGGCAAACTGACCGACGACAAAGCAATGAGCGCATCGCGCTTACCCGGCCTCATGGGCTTCAGCAAGTACAGCACCCCCAATGATGAGCTGCAGTTCAGCATCAATGCCATTGATGGCAAAGAGCGCCCCGACATTGGCAACGAAGCCATGGGCTGGGGCAATACATTGGAGCCAGTGATCCTGATCGAATCAGCCAAGCGCTTGGGGATCACCGACTTTGATACCCAGATTGGGCAGGCCTACAACCATGAGTCCATCCCCTTGTCATGCAGCTTGGATGGCATTGGCTTTGGGCTTGGCCAAGAGATCTTCACCGACCCCGACAAGGGTCTGTATGTGGTTGGCCAAGACTCAATCATTCTCAACGGGCCCGGCGTGCTGGAAGCCAAGCTCACCAAGATGATGCCCGAAGATGTGCCCCACCTTGCGCGTGGCCCCATCCAGCTGCAAGGCCAGATGCTTATCACCGGCCACAGGTGGGGCGCAGTCTGCGTGCTCTACCAAGGCATTGAGCTGCGCGTGTTCCTGTTTGCACCGCACCACGAAACCCAAAAGGAGATCATCAAATCTGTGTTGGCTTTTGACCACAAGCTGAAAACCTACCGCGAGTCTGGCGCCATAGACTGGTACCCACCTGAGACCAGCAAGGAGATGGATCGCATCTACCCTACAGCAGCAACCAAAGAAGAGATTGATCTTCCACCCAACATAGGTGATTTGGCCAAGGGGATCCTTGAAAACAAGGCAGCCATCAGGGCAGCCGAGGCCAGCATTGATGATGCCGAGAAGCTGATCAAGGAGCAGCTTGGCCAAGCTGAGCGTGGTCGAGCTGGCCAGTACGTCATCAGCTGGCCCATGCGCAACTACAAGGCGGCAGCCGAGCGCTTGGTGCCAGCCAAGGAAGCCTACTCTGTGCGCCAGTCCACGCTGAGCATCAAGGAGCAGTCATGAATCTGCCCGACACTCCAGCCATCTTGCATGCATATGAGAAAGCCGTTTTGGCGCTGCTTGATGTGATCGACAAGGAAGATCTGACCGAAGAGGATGCCGAGGCTTTCGTTAACGCGATGGTCGATCTGATCTTCACCACCATGCAAACCTACTTAACTGAGAGAGAACCAAATGGAACTAACAACCACTAACAGGGGCTTTGCGCCAGCCACCCTCACCGAGGCCATCCAATTCAGCGACATGCTGGCCAGCTCCAGCATGGTGCCCAAGGCCTACCAAGGCAAGCCCCAAGACATCCTGGTCTGCGTGCAGTGGGGCTATGAGATGGGACTGGCACCCATGCAGGCGCTCCAAAACATCGCGGTGATCAACGGCAAGCCCAGCGTGTACGGCGATGCCATGATGGCCTTGGTGCAGGCCAGCGCGGTCTGCGAGGATGTCGAGGAATACTTTGAGAACGAAGGCACGCCCAACCCGGTGGCCGTCTGCATTGCCAAGCGAAAAAATCGCAAGCCGGTTGTTGCCAAGTTCAGTGTCGAGGATGCCAAGCGAGCTGGCCTGTGGGCCAAGCAAGGACCATGGTCGGCATACCCCAAGCGCATGATGCAGATGCGAGCTCGCGGCTTTGCCCTGCGCGATGCCTTCCCCGATGTGCTGAAGGGCTTGATCAGCGCCGAGGAAGCACAGGATTATCCTGATGAGGCTAAGCCCCAGCCTGTGGCCAAGCCAGCCAACCCGTTGGATCTGGTGGCCAAGCCGGAGCCCGTGGCCATAGAGTCGGTTGAGGTTGTGCTTGAGGCCGAGCCACAGCCAGCTGAAGCTAAACTGCTGCAGCCTGCTGATACCGTGGCACTATTTGGGTATGCTTTGATGGTGCCCGGCAAAGAGGAGGCCTTCTCAGTGCATGAGAGCTTGGATGAGTGGCAAGATGCCTACGAAGATCTGGCCGACAAGACAGCGAGAGCTGGCAAGCGCCCAGCCCGTGAGCGCATGACCGCGTTGAAAGAGCTGCGCGAACTGAATGAAGACACCATCCAGCAAGTGGATACCGTTATGCGTATCAGGCACACAGCCAACTACACCAAGCGCATCAAAGCGCTTGGCGCAGCGCAGGTTTAAGCTACCAAGCCCGGCAGGTAAGTTGTTTTGCCTGCCACCTTGGTGGCTGTCAGCTCTTGCTTCTTGAGGTTGGCTGGGTCGTATGACACATGCACCCAGCCGCTGTCTGGAATGCCGGGGGTGTAGAACTCAAGGATGAGCTGGGTGTAATCAAGGTTATCCATGATCCACTGCGCCAGCTCTGCGTTGGCCACGCCGGGGATCTCAATGTCAGCAGCCATTCCTTTGCAGTGGTCTGATGTTTTGCTGCCACCAACAGCGGCATTGGACTCAGGGCTGCGGTAGGCTGAGTTCACCTTTACGCCCTTGCCATAGTGGTCTCGCACTGGCTGCAGCACGTTGTCGCACAGAAGCCGCAGGCTCTCTGTGGCCTCATCATCAGGGGTGTTATCCAAACCCATGCGCAGAGCTGTCTCTGACTTGGTCAGTTCGTGCAGGCTGAAGTTTGCTGACAGATTCATTTGATACCTTTCTGCGATTCAATCGCTTGGTTATAAAGTCCAATACATGCGTTTAGTTTTTGTACTGCGCGGTCGCCCTCTTCGGTCAAGGCGAAAAGAGCTTTTCCAAACGCTGGGTCAAGGTCGGCTGATGCTTCTCTTCGGTTATCTCCGCTGGGAGTGGCGGGATCTGTGCTGGCTGGTACGGGGCAGGTCGCTTGGACAGGAACCCGCAGCTTGACAGTACCAGCGTCAATAGCAGCATCGCGCTGCCGTGCAATAGTCTTTGCTTTTTCATTTGATGACCTCAATGCGTTTGCAGTTGTTGTGACGGCAGCAGCAAGCGCTACCTCCTTGGCCCGTGCTTGGGCGTTGAGCTTGTCGACCTCGGCCTGCTGGGCTTTGGCCTCGTAGTACTGGCCAGTCCAGTAGCCACCGCCAAACACCAGCAGCAAAGCAATCAAGCCTGAGAATAATCCGCTCATGGCTTTGGTGGCTCGTCAATGTCAACAGCTTCAGCCTTGGCGTTCGCTATGGCCACAGCAGAGACAGCCTTGCGGCCAGCCACGCCACCCAGCACACCAGTGCAAAGCAGCATGATGTCGTTCAGCATCTTGGTGTAGACCTTGTCAATGGGTGCCATGCCGACCATGGGCTGGGTGACAAAGGTCACTGAGTAGATGAAGCTGAAGCATGAGCCGATCAGGATCAGTGCAATCACCACAATGACAAATGCCCACACGCGAGCTTCAATCTCTTCTGGTGTCAGTCGGTTGTTTGGTTTGTATCCAATGGTTGGCATCACTTAATCTCCTTCTCTGGTTTGATGAGCTGGTCGGGGCAGGTTGCAGTTGAGGTACAGATGGGGGGCTTGCACTCAGCCAGCTCAGCGTTGGCTGGGTCTTGGCATGGATACCTATAGCGGTCTTCGCAGCCAGTCAGTACCACCAGCAAGACCGACAGAATCCAAATCTCATACACGTTCATTTGTCTTTCTCCTTTCGTTGTTGCTGTTCGATTTGCCTTCTTAATTTCTCCACCTTCACCAACTCTTGCTTGACTTGATTCTTTGTTTCCAAGATGTCCAGATAAAGCATTGCGCCAAGCGGAAGCAAGAGGGCTACAAACAAACACAAAAGAATTGCGGCCACTATGTCTTCCCCCACTGACTGACGAACAGGAGCCACAACCACAGGTACAGGAGGAATGAAAAAGTCGCTATCAGATACGCGAGTTTTAGCTGGAAGTTTCTTTCCTCCTCTTTGCGTAGCCATAATTCCTGCCTCTTCTTTGCTTCCTGTTTTAGCCTTGCTTGGGTTTGCTCCTCTTCAATCTTGTCCTTCATGCTGAACACCTCGCTATACAGAGCGCCCATTTCGGGAGGTGATTGATAGACCATGCACTCTCTGATCTGTATCACCAAGTTGTCCATCTCTTGCTGTGCCATCACTCTATTAAGTGCTGACTCCATCAGGTTCTGGTCAGGGTCGTAGACTGATTTGCTTTTCTCTTCCTCTTCCCTGATGTGTGCTGCTAGTTGTTCTTGGAGCTTGAAGAATTGTGTGAGGTTAGAAACAATGTCAACCTTGACTTGAGTCTCGTCAACAGCGACATAGTCCGACTTCTTAGATTTGCCAGCAGGCTTTGCAACTTGTGGCTTTGGCTTGCTACCAAAGAACGCAAGGAGCTGGCCCCAGAATCCATGTACCTCTTTGCCAATGGCAACAACCTCATCAGCAGTTCTCTTGATCTCAACAAAAGATTCTTTAGCCTGCTTGTACAGCTCGCACCCAGCTTGGATCTGTTTGACCAAGCCTGCTGCAAGTAGGCAGATGCTGATTGGATCCACATCACAGCTTGAGCACCAACGTCAGGAGCATGCCGATGATGGCTGCACATGAGCCGATCAGGATCTGCTCAATGCGTTTAAGTCGAGCGTTGATACTGTCGTAGCGGAATTCGCACACCTGCTCATGCGTATCAAGCCGGGCTTCAATTGGTGTCATGGTGTCACCTCATCCGCTGGCAATGGTGTGTTGCCCTCTGCAAGCCACTTTAGGTAGGCTTGGTAGTCCCGATTAGATGGATCAAAGGGGATGCAAGCACCATCGCTTGTGCGAATAACTTGATTTTCAGTTTGTTTTGTAAGCGGATTTATTGTTTGTTTGTACATTTATAACTCCGAATCTGCTGTCCATTGAACTGATAAACCTTGTCCAGCAGATGTTCCTGCTGGTGCAATAAAGGTTATGCTAAAAGATGAAGTGCCACTTTGCCCCGCTCTTAATGTTAAAGAAGTTGTGTTGCCACCCGTAACTATATTAACAGCCTGACTTCCTGCGGCGTTCCAATTATAAAAAGTTGCAGTCGGGGTGCTTCTTTTTACAACAGCATATTTACATGATGGCCCATATTGCTGTGCTGATGCGGCAACTTGTTGAGCAAATTCAAAAGCACCAGCGGCAGAACCAGCGGAAGCAGGTGCAGTCCCAATTTCAAAAGATTTCTCAAAGTACCTCTGACACAAAGCCAACTCAGTCCCAATAGGTCTGTAATCAAAACTAGTTGCTGTTGAGCCTTTTTCTAGCTGTACGCCTGTGATGTAGAAAGTAGCGCCGTTTGTTGCCACAACTTGAACTGTGCTATTTGGCGCTCTAAAAAAACTTGCTTGCCAAGAACCCGCAGTACCTGATACCGAAGCCCCAGCACCCAAGTTAAATCCAACATAAAAACCTACACCATTGGTTGTTGAAAAAGTACCGCTGGTCGGCCCTGCGATAGTTACTGATTTTTGTTCCCAAGTGTTTGCGGTTGAGATTGTGTAGGTAAATGGGTATGTTAAGCCTACATTTGAACTTAACATTGTTCCACCAAATGTGCCAGTTAAACTTGAATAAACCCAAAAAGACAAAGTGACTGTTTGGGCAGATGCCGTACCCCAGCCTAAATCAGCAATGTTGTACCCTTCAATTGCTTGATACATTACATAGTAATCAGTAGCGCCAACTACTGTTGCCGCCAAAGAAGTCATTTTTAAACTATAAGAAAATCCAGTAGGTGCGGTTGTAGATTGCTGAACACTAAATTTTGACGCTACGGCTGGTGCGGCAAACCATCTATCAATTGTATATGTTGGGTTGGTTAATGGTGTAAGACTCGCTCCCGCATTCCTTTGGTCTAAAACCATTGCGCCATTGATGATGCGGTTCTTGAAGCCTGAGAACTGCGAATCAGATGCCAGCATTCCCGGCTGTACTTGTGTGAGTGCCATGTTAGTTCTCCAATGCTGTGATTCGTGCTGTCAGGGCTGTGATGAGGGCTTGTTGTTCTTTGATTGCGGCAACTAAAAGTGGAATTACATCGGTATAAGACAAACCAAGCAATGCTTCTTCATCATTTTGTATTTTTACCGCTTCAGGAAATACCGCCTGAACATCTTGTGCAATTAAAAATGAACGCCTGACACCATCTTCATCATGTTTGTATTTACCAATAACTGCTCTAATTGCATTGACTTTTGTTAAAGCGTTTTCTATGGGTTCAATAATGTCTTTTTGTCGTTCATCAGATACAGAAATCCAACTTGTCCCTGTGTTCGCTAAATAAACACCATAAGTTCCCATAGTGGTACTACCTGTACCAATGTAAAAATCTGTATTAGTACTCGCTTTAAATCCCATTTGGACTTCAACTTGCCCATTCTTTTGCATATAAATGCCGTTAACAGTGCTTGCGGGACTCCAAAGATTTAATACATTGCTTGCCACTGTGCTTGTGTTTGACCCTAGTATTACTTGACCGCTGGTGTTAATACGCATACGCTCAGTGCTATTTATGCCAAACCCTATATATTTAGATGCCGCTGTCTGAATGACAAAATCATTAACTGATTGAAGCGTTTGCCATACTTGCGTGTAGGTAGTTCCATTTGCCCAAAAGCCAATGTTGGAAGAACCATCCAATACAGCCAAACTGCTTCTTACATCTAGCTTGTAACTTGGCGAAGCAGTACCAATACCTACGTTACCGCTTGAATCAATCCGCATAGCCTCCGCACCACCCTCAGCAAAAGCAATGGTGTCAGCGGCAGGGAAGAAGATACCTGTGTTGGTGTCACCCGCTGTGGTGATACTTGGTGTACCTACTGCGCCAGCCGCAACAGTAATTGATGTGGCAGATGCCGCGCCTAAAGTAGGGGTTACCAATGTCGGACTAGTAGCCAACACAACAGCACCAGATCCAGTAGTGCTTGCCAGCTTTGCAGTAGTCACCGTGCCATCGCTTGGCGTACCGATTGCAAGTGGTGAAGTCCACACCACCTCAATATTGCTTGTGCCACTAGGTGGTGCAGTGCTGAATGTCAGCGTGGTGCCAGAGACAGAGTATGTGTCTTTCTCCTGATATACACCGCTGACATAGACCTGAGTATTGTTTTCACTGGCGGGATCGCCAGACAAGGTGAATGCCACAGTAGATCCATCACCAGAGAACGCATCTACGTTCACATTACTAACTCCAAGGCCAGTGCTTGCAGCAAACCACTGGTTGGTTTCATAGTCAGCAACAAAGGTAATCGAAGAGTACTGGACCCCAATGGTTGCTGATGTAGCACCGTTGATGGTGTCTGAGCCAGACCGAGCCACAGTCACAGTATTAGCATCAACAGTCCACTTGACAATGGCCACCTTAAAGCCATCGCTAACCGTACTGATGGCTGGTAGCGTGATCGTTATATTGCCGCTGGTTGTTGTCACGCGGAGCAGATCTCCAGCGTCACCGACCACCACCGTGTAGTTGGCAGACTTGTCTTGCACTGCAGAGTACATACCAGAGGCAGCACTGGCTGCGGCTGCGGTGGCACTTGATGCCGCATTGGTGGCACTTGTGCTTGCGGCTGCGGCTTGCGTTGTTGCCGTTGCGGCGCTTGCTGTTGCACTGCTGGCCTGCGTTGTTGCAGTTGCTGCCGAAGCAGCAGCGCCGTTTGCCTGTGTTAAAGCAATAGCAGCCTGTGCGGTCGCCGTTGTTGCGGAAGTTGCGGCACTCGTTGCAGATGAAGTTGCACTATTGGCTTGAGTGGTTGCTGTGGTTGCCGAGGCCGTAGCGCTGGATGCTGATGTGCTGGCATTGCTGGCTTGGGTTGTCGCAGTAGTTGCCGAGGTTGATGCGTTGGTAGCCTGAGTAGTTGCTGTGCTGGCCGAGCTGGTGGCGCTTGATGCCGAGCTGGCAGCGGCAGCAGCAGAGGCAGCAGCAGCTGTGGCACTTGCTGCTGCATTGGTTGCATAGGTCACAGCGTTGGCCACGTCAGCCGCACTTATGCCGGGTGTTGGGTCGCCGTTTGCATCAAAGCTTAATGTCTTGCTGGCACGGGTTGCCTTGGCTGGCAGCGTCATGTTGATTGTGGTCGGATCAGTCTGTGGTGCCTGCAATGCTCTATTCAAGCCTTCTGCATTCTGCTGGGCAAAGATGGTCTGCTGATCCAGTTCGTCGTTCAGTGTGTTGGCAAAGAAGTCGCCACCCGTGGTGAAGTCAGTGGACCGCGCAATGGTGCGGTTGCCGACAATGGCGTACTGGGTGGGCGAGGCTGGCGCAAGGGCCAAGCCCGTGGCATTGATCAAGACTGAGCCGGTGCCGTTGCCATTGATAGTCACGGTGTAGTGGGTGGTCAAGGTAAGCAGCGTGTCGTCTTTGAAGACAGCAATGTCGGTGTTCGCCAAGATTTCGAAGGTGAACGCATACGGGCCAACGCCACCAGCGCCACTGGGTGCGTAGACTGTTCGGCGGGTTACGTTACTGATTGGTACGGTGGCCATAATGCAATCCTTCCTGTTGGAAATTGTACGTTTTTAATCTGTTTCAGTCCACGGCCAAAGGTTCGCGCTTGATTCGCTGATACTGCTGCAAGGCAAGCTCTCGGTTTCTTGCAATCTGCATTGCTGCATCTGGGTACTTGGCGGCAAACGCCGGGTTGGCCACAGCCTCATCTCGGTAGTCACTGACAATGCCAGACAGCTTGCCAGCAATTCCCTCATAGGCACCACGGTTCATTTGATCAGCAAACTCAGGGCTTACCAAGGCTTCAGCAAACGCACCTTTCATGGTGGTGCCGTTGATGATTGTTGAATTCATAAGCAGTAGCATGTCTGAATACTCAGCATCACTCAGCTGAATATTGGCCACTACCTTGCCGGGTTTATTGACAGGCATCCTTTGGCGAGCCCTTGCAATTTCAAGGATCTTGCTGTCAATAGGGTCAAGATCTTGTATTTTCTTGTTGAATGGAAAGATCAAGTTCATTGCCCCAGTCTCGCCAATCGTTACCTCTTCACCGTACAAGTTGCGCTCAACCGCTTGGCTTGTTGACAAGATCGGGGTCTTGGCCAACCAGCTGCGGAACATGAAGTCAAAGTATTTGCTTTCAGCTGGCAGGGTCGGGTCTGGTGACACTGAGCGTTTTTGTGGATCAAGAATGTTTTCAATCAAGCGCAAGCTGGCGGCTCCCGGCACCGGCACCGGCACCACACCCCCAGCAAAACTTTGGCTCATGCTGCCAAAAAACTTGACCGCTGCCGCATTAGCTGATTCACCTTTTGGGTCACGATTAACATGCTCAATCATGGTGGTGAAGTCAGACAAGCTATTTAAAAACGGCAGCTCGCCAATGTACTTGAATGGCAGCAAAGTCGAATACAGCAGCAGGTCGTGCCATTCGTCGTCGTCCTCTTTGCCGTACACAGCGCCGATCTCTGCAAGCGTTGCGGCCATACCCAGCATGCCGCCAATTGGCTCAAGACCTGCGTAGCTGCGGTAGACAGCGCGGCCATTCTCATCCTCCCCTGTCTTGCAAGAGAACGGCTGCCATCCAGTGTTTTCGCTTAAGAACTTGCGGCGGTTTGGATCAGTTGGGCCAGCCCCAGTGCATGTCCCATTCAGCGCCAAGTAGTAACCCAAGCCCATGAACGACGCGCCCATGCTGGCTTTGCCCAGTGCCATCTGACGGCGAGCGCCACCAGCAGCAATGTCTTCGCGGATCTCCTTGAGCGCCAGCTGGCCAACCGGCGTGCGTGCCAGCATCTGCTTTTGCGAGTTAATCACCACCTTGATAAACGGGGCCAGCACTGTACCAACTGGGCCAGCATCATTGCGAAATTTTTGCAACGCTTGACCAAAAGAACCTAAGTCAGATTGCAGCGTTCCCTCGGTTGCGGCTTGGTTAACTTTTTCCATGATTCGCGGATCAGGGCTTGTGATCTGCATAGCCATGCCATCCAGCGCAGTGCTTACATCCACGCCGTTGTCCATAGCGATCAACGCCTCGCGAGCAGCCTGCCTGCGAATTTCCATGGTGGATAGCTGGGCCTTGCTGAACTCATCAGCAGACAACATTGCACGCGACCACAACCGCACAGCCTTGCCCATGAAGTCCACCGCCTGCGCCGTAGGGCTCTCTGGGTCAGCAAACAGCTTGGCAGAGATAGCAGGGTCTGGCATCTTGTCCATATCGCGGCCAGCTTTGTAAACTCTGGTATCAGTTGCAAACGCTTGAGCCGCAGCCTTTGCAGCCTTTGGCAGGCTGGTAAAGAAGTTGGCCATTTCAATGATGGCCTCACTGACCATAACCTCATCGCTGCTCTTGCTACCAAAGATGGGAGTGATCACCTTATCCATGGCCTTGCCAGCAGTGGCAGCGTAGATCGTGTCAAACGGGCGAGCCAACGTCATCACAATATTGCCAAAGAATGCGCGCTCAATAGGCGCAGGCGATAAAAGCAAAGATGAGTAGTAAAGCTCTTGCCAGATCTCTCCCAGCTTTTTGGTGGTGCCGCCAGCCAGCTCTGTAAATCTAGCCTGCTGATCCATTGATAACTTGCTGTATGAATCGGCCAAGTTCTTGAGGTTGGCGCGGCCACCCATCTCTTGCAGCAGAATGTTGATCTGGTTGGGGTCGGACAGGCCAGTGCTGCCATCAACCGGCAGCCTAAAAGAACGCAGAGCTCTAGCAGTTTCAGTCTGAGCTGCTTTGAGCCGCATCTGAATGGCGGCGTGGGTGGCCAATGAGTTGCGAAACTCAAGCAGCAGCTTGTCATCCTCGGTGCCAACAGGCATTGTTTTAATCTTGTCAGACAGTTTGCTTAAGTTGTCAGCAGACTTGACCAGCAAGTGGCGTGCGGCCAGCAGCTGCTCTGCATTAAAGGTTGAGCCAGACCGAGCCTGCAACAACTCAGGAGCAATGTTCAAGCGGGCAGCCATGTCTTTAAGCGCTTCATCTCCCAGCACACCGCGCTTCTCTATATCAATCTGATTGGCAAACACCTTGCTGGTGGCATCAATCATCTTGTCGATATCTTCCGGCGCTTGAATGTTGTTTAGGTTGAAGTCAATGCCAACAGCTGGGGTGTCGGCACCAGACAGGAACTTGATTGTTTGCGCCTCATCCGCTGGGACAATAAACACACCGGGCACGGCCTCATCAGCCAGCTTGGGGGCTTGCTCAACAGCTTGAATTGCTGCCTGCATTTGTTCTGAGGTAGCAGGCGGCAATGGCTGCACTGCTTGCGGCTGAGCTGGCGCTGGCTTTGGCGTAAGAGCTTTTTTGATTTTTTGCACAGCACCCGGCACAGATTCTTTTTGTGCCTTGGTGGCCGCGTCGGTAACCGTCTTCTGCGCTGCTTCAAAAACAGCTTGCTCTGCGGCGTTTGGTGCAAGCTGCTTGGTTGGCTTGACGGCCTGCTTCAAGACCTTGAAAACATTACCAAGGCCAGCTACCTGCACCGGCTCTTCAACAGGCGCTTCCTCTGGCAATAATGGCAAAGGCACTTCAGCTGGCATGCCGACTTGCTTGTCGGCGATCATGTCGCTTAAGCGGCTTTCAAGTGGTGGTATGGCCATTATTCAGCTCCAGAGGTTGGAGCGGCACCGCCCCGTTTTACGCTTGCCGAATTTCTGGAGGAAGGCTGGACTCCTCCAGCTCTAGGGGTACTCCCTCCGGGAATGCCAGCCCCAGATAGTTCTCCCGCGTAACCGGCAGGTTGAACTCCTTGAGTAGATCCACTACGTAGTCCGGCGCGCTCCCACTCTGGGGGATCGATACTTCTGACTCTAAAGACTTCATCACGGGCCTCCTGTAAGGACATCTTACCCTTGCGATATTGTAACCAGATGCCATCAATCTGCTCAACATTTTTAGCTTGGCTCTTGAAGGTTTCTGGATACAACCCACGCACCGCCTCCCATGTGATCGACTGCATCTCGCGGGGCAAGATGCCGCGCTCTTGTGCTGCCCGGCGATAGGCCTCGGCATAGATACCATATGTTCCCTGCACGCCGGTTATAGAACTGTTTGCAGGGCCAACCTCACCTTTTACATTTGAGCCAAAATTGTGCAACACTTCTCGGCTTTTTCCAGACAGTGGGCGCAACAAGCCAGCGGCCACCGCGTGGGTGTCAATAGTCACCGGGCCTGCTGGGTCATTGGGCGCATAGATGTTGCTGTAGAAGTTGCGCACCTTGTGCGCATCACCCAAATTAAGACTGATCGTGTCAATGCGCGGGTCTTCCAAAATTACAATGGCTTTACCAATTTCATTCAGTGAGCCCCAGCCTGTTTGTGTTGGGCTCTTGCCGTCTTGGTTCATGCGCACGCCAATAAAATCACCTTCTGGGCTGATGATTTGATGCTCTCGTGGATTATTTGTTTGATCGTAAGTTCTCAACCACATGGCTTTTGCGGCAGGCTGCTTAACTTCATCTAAGGTTTTTCCGCGAATTGATTTAAGAATTGGCGCGTGTTTAGGATCAGTAAAAATAATTTTGGCTACTGCATCCATATTGGAATCCCAGCGCGTTGACTTCTGCTTGGTTGCAATGTCAAGGACGCGCTGGCCTAGCGAGACATTCATAAACCAATCTTTTTGTGGGGATAGCACAGCCAACACACCAGAGACTGCTTGATCAGGCACACCATAGTCTGCAGAAAAACGGTCAGCAATGTTGCGTGCGCCGTCGTACCAGAGCTTGCTGCGTTGGCGCGTGCTTTCTGGCACCTTGTCGTGCAGGTACAGCAGGTTGTTTTGCACCTCGGTAATGAAATCTTCAGCTTGCTTATCAGTGTTGCGCGCCTTGCTAGCAAAGTTGGGATATTGACGAATTAATGCCACGTTACGGGCAAAGGCTTCTGGGTCTTGTTTAGCTGCTTGAAGATCAATTACTAGCCTGCTGGTCAGTGGATCCTCGGTTTTTTTCACAGCTGTTGGCAGGCGAGTGCTGACTAAGTTGGGGCCGGTTTCCACAATATTCATTTGCAATGGAGTGCCAAGTTTTTCCATGCTCTTGACGACCGCTTGTCCAACTTCGGGGGCAAGTTTCTTGACAGCGGCCTTGCCCACCACGCCTGCGCCCTTGGCAAGACCGCTGGCATCCAAGCCCAAGAACATGGTGTCCATGACTTGCTCTTTTCGTCCGGTCTTAATCATTGGCACATTGGTCATCTCAGGCACCCTTATTGGGGCGTTGCCATAAGCCCACTCTTCAAGCTCTTCTGGCGACTTGCCCATAAGCAGATCACCTACACCCATACCCCCCAAAAGCGGCACAAATTCTTTGATCTCGTATTGATTTGCTAAATCACGCACACCACGCACGAAGTCAGCCACGCCTCCCATGACTGGATTGCGCGGCGTTGGGCCAATGGTTGCCCCAGCGTCTGACACGGTCTGGCTTGGGCCAGCAGCCATCAGCACATCGCCTTCTTGTCTGCCGGGCATAGTCTTCTCTGGCATACCAACAAACACTTGCTCACCATGCGGTGTATTGAAAAACATTGCTTGGCCATCGTCTGTGTCTTCTAGCGTGAACTCTGCGTCATCAAGCGTGGCTCGCCGCATCAAACCTTCACGCACACCGGGCGTGCTGATGTATGCGTCAAAGTTGTAGATGTCATCAATCGTGGGTTGCTTGCTGATCATTTTCCAACCTCAACTTTTTCTTTGTTCTTGCGGTAACTTTCAATTGCATTGCGAGCCGCAGATATAGAAGTTGGATTAGCTTTTTTTTCTACAGCTTTTGTAATTGCCGCATTTACAGCGGCTTCGTCATTTAAATCAACTCCTCGCAATTCTGGCACCATCAAAACAGCTGTATTTTTATTAGTCTCCGCTACGCTTGAAAATGCAGAAGACATTCTTGCCTTTGCTTGCGATGCAAGTTCTCGACCCTTTTGTGCAATTGTTTCGTTATTAGGAGGCCGCCCCCTCTCGTCAAGCGTAGTAGCAAAATCGTAAAGCTGCTGCGTTAACTCATTGCGCACCGAGGTGGCAAGCTCTCTTGCTTTGGCATCGGCAAACTCAGGCGGCAGTCCAGACTCTTGAATGCCAACTTGTGAATTTATTGATTTCACGGCAGCGTTAATTGTATTGTTTGGATTAACTACTTGCGCTATTAGTTTTTCTTTAGTTGATTGGCTAAAAGGGCCACTGATAACTTCTGATTCTGTGGCCACGCCAACAGCAATGCGTGCATATACTTTTCCAAGCGCAGGAATATTGTCTTGCCTTTCGGCTGGCTTACTTGCCTCTTTTATGAAAGATCGAGCAGAGCTAATTAAAGATGGAGACACGGCCAACCCCTCAAGCTGCTCAAACAAGTTATTCATTTCAAAGGGAGTCTTTGCCATGTAAATGCTTCGCAAGATGGTATTGCCTTGCTGCTCAGACGAAAACAAACTATCTGTAATACCTTGCTTTCGCGCAGCTACAGCTGCACCAAAATTGTCACGCACGGCTTTCTTTTCAATTTCAGTCATGTTTTTCCACACATCTGATAATCTTCCAAGATCTCCTTTTAGTATTCTTTCAGTACCTTTGTTTGGGTTGGACATAAACTCTTCGCTCAACACCATTCGAGTACCAGCGTTAATTTTTTCTTCGCTCACCATTTTTTCAAATTTATCGCTGTATTCTTTTTGTATTCTTGCGTCACCCAGTGTTGCTGCTTTGTAAGCCGTGCTTGCGCGATGCACATCAATAAGATCTTCAATTGATCTTTTTGGCTTTGAAAAGTCGTTAGTTGCATTTGTTGCAACTTGATCTGTTGGTGGCGACCAATAACCTCTTTCGATTTCTTCTCTAATGATTATTCTTTTATTATCAAAATCAAGATCAAATTCAATTAGCTTGAGTTGTTGTTGTTGCTCTGCTTGCTTTTCATATGCCTTATTCATCACCGTGTTGCCATGAGTCAACATAGTGGCGCGAAACTTGATCATTGCTTCTGGATCAATTTTTCCTAATTCAGATTTGCTGTAGCCATTGATGACTGCGTCAATTTTGCTTTGCACTTTTTCTGGCGTAGTGTTGCCAGTGTTAATGTCGGTCAACAACTTTGCCAGCTCATTGCGGCCTTCTTTTTCAAAATGACTGGCAATTTCAATGCTTCTAGCTTTGGCCACAGCTTGCGCAAAATAGCCAAAAGATCTTGTTGTTGGTATTTTTAAATCTGGGGCATCTCCCTTAGCAAGAAGCAGCTGCGCATCGCTTAATTCATTTTCACGCGCATATTGCAATCCTTCTTCAGTACGCATTTGTTTTCCAACTTCTAGCGTACTTGCCGTCATGCGATCAAGAATTTGGGCAAGTTGGTTTGCGGATTGTGCTGCCACTCGCGGCCCAATGAAGTCAACTTGCTGTGGTTGAGGCTGTACCATAGGCACGCCACCGGCACTGCGCAACTGAATTTGTCCTGATTCCAATCGTTGTGTGGCCATGTTTTATCCTGTCTTCTTGCCTTCGCTTGAACTTATTTTGTAAGCCTCAATACCGCCTCTGGCTAATGTTGCGCCAGCAAGCATGCCGCCAGCTCTACGCGCAGTGGTACCGGCAAAATCAAATTGACCTGCTTGACTTCTTGCGCTGTACAGGCTGAGAGTGTTTTGTATGTCAGTAGACTGCAACATGGCGCTGGCATCTTCAAAGCCCAGCACCCTAGCAGTCAGCGCATTTAAGTCTGCAATGTTGACATCGCGCATGACAGCTTCCACATTTTGGCCAATTACATTTTGGATTGATCCACTGCCAAGCGCCACGCCACTTGCAGCAGCTCTTGCGCGCATTGATGCGTTGGTGGCTCGCATATTCTTGAGCAAAGTGTTACCAGCGATTTGGTAGTTCTGCGCCTCAAGCTCGGCTTTCTTTACAGTGCGGCCAGCTTGGATGGTGGCGTACTGCTCGGAAAATTCAGCACGCACTTGAGACACGGCCAGCGTGTCACGCGCTTGCAGCAGGTAGCTTGTTTGCTGGTTTATTGCTGCGGCTTTTTGCGCCTCGGCTTCGCCATAAGCGCTTATAAGAGCGCCTGCTCCAACCATTTGTCCGGGTGTTAGTGCTGTTGCCATGTCATGTTCCTGAGAAAACAGCGACTCGGTAGTCCAAGCCGAGCAGGTTCATCTTGACCGGCAAGTCTTGGGACACCTCAATGAACTGCTCGCGGCTGTAGCCGAGCACACCGTTAACACGCTTGATGCCTGTGAACTCTGGTATAGGGTCGTCCAGCAGCGGGTTGTCAAACAACCGAAACGCCACCGGTTGCTGGTTGATGATCATGTTTTGAGTCTCGTTGACCACTGCGCTGATTTCCACAATGCGCTTCTTGAACGACACCCGGCTGCCGGTCTGGAGCTTGATCTCGGCAGGCATGGTTCTGATGTAAACAGTAATCGGCAAGCCAACCTCGTAGCTTGTGGTGCTGGATCTGTCAAACGTAACGCTGCCGCCACCACTCACAATCTCGTTGCCCTGCGGCGATCCATCGGTGATCACGTTTAGCGACTTGCCAATATGCGGCAGGCTGCTTGCACTGGCTGCTGCGCCACCAACAAACGCGCAGTCGGTGAAGTACTCATACCCAAACAACTCAATAAAAAATCTAGTTACGCCATTAAACACGCGCTGGGTTACCGCATAGATCGCGTTGACATCCACGCCCACATCGATGAACAAGCCATCGGTGGTGAACTCGCTGGGGCTGGTTACTTGCTGGCTGCGCATGATGCTGAAGGCCGCAATGCTGCCGTCGTCGGTGTTTGTCATTAGCAACAGGTCAGCCTCTTCAGTACTTGATGCTCGGCGCAGTGCAATGCGCTGCGGCCCCTTAAGCAAGTGGCCAGACAGCAATGAGATTCGCTGAGTGATGTAGGTGAGCTGGGTGTCGCTAAAAACAAACTCGTTAAGACTCTTGCCTTGGCGCTGGATGTAGATTGATCCAGACTCTACAGATTGAACGCGAGTCCCAGGCTTGATGCCGTTGCGGCTCACGTTCTTGAATGTGAAGGTGAGGGGGGTCACTGGGTCGGTGCCCGTCTGCGGGATAAAGAACTCGCCGCCGGTGGTAAACACTTGAAAGTCACGCGAGCTGATGATGTCGGTGATCACGTTCAAGTCACTGGTGTCCAACGTAGCTTCAACGGCATCATCATCCAGCGACTCAGTCGGCACAAAATCAAAGAACAGGCCGATCTTGGAACCCCAGATCGTGGATGGGCGCGACTTGCTGCCACCAAAGTAGAGCCTGCCCTCATGGAATGACACACTGGTTGGGTAACCTTTGCCAGCGCTCCACACATCAACGTACCCGGCCTCAAGCTCCCACCCACCTGATGCCACAACAGAAGTATCAAAAAACGGGTATTCGGTAATTGCTTTGACCACGGTAGTGCTGATGAATTCAACAATACGCGCACGGCCTTGAGTGTTTACATTGACATATTGATTAACACTTCCAGCCGCAAATGCGGCACCACTCGCTGTCAGTGTGACGTTGCCGGACACCGCGCTTGGCGTAAGAGTTACCGCTGGGTTGCTTGCGGTCAGCGTGAATGCGTACTTGGGAATGCTGTCAAAAGTGATGGTGCTGGCCGTCCACAAATTGTCTGCGGCACCGCGCACAATCTTAGCGGGCGACAGGTCAGGGTGGACAACAATCAAGGTGTCAGCAGACTGAGTCCAGCACATGTCGTCCACCATAGCGCTGGTGATTGTTGTGGTCAGGAAGCTGTCGCCAGTGCCGTTGATGTTGGTAACGATTGCACCATTCTTGATGACATGCATGCGGTTGTGTGTAAAGCACAGCATGTAGCTGTCAGTCACTGAGAACTGAAAAGACACCAGCCGCACACCATTACCTGCGCTGGACGCACCAGAAGAAGAGTTGGGCAGCTCAAAGATATGCTTACTGCCGGGCCTACGGCGCAGGCCACCCTGCGGCTGGATCAGCACGTTGGTAGCCTTGGCCAGTGCATTGCCGTATGCGGCCAAGTCAACCCGCGCACGAAGCAAAGGGTCGAGCTCGCCTGTTGCAAAGTTGGTGGTGAACTCTACAAAGCGTGGCATCAGTTCCTCACCGCAATCAGGCTGTAGTCTTCTATCACGCGCACAGGATTATTCTGGCCATCGATATTCATAGCGGTACGCAAAAAGCCACCGCGACCATTCTCAGATGGGTCACCTGTGGCCACGCGCTGCCACTTGGCAGACTTGTCTTGCTGCTCGGTAATGGCTTCAGCAATGTGCCAAGCCACCATGTACTTGAGCAGCTGTACAAAGTATTGGGGCATTGCAAACTCAGGGACGCTGAACTGGTAATCAATGTAGACGCTGGTCAGGTTGGTGAGCAGCTTGTCGCCTTGAATCTCCCAGTCCTTTTGCACAGGGCTGCCGGAGTTGGAGCTGTTGTACACGGCACGGGGGTTGGCCAGTTT